AGAAAACTTTGTACTGAAATCTATACTTGTAGCCTGCGCTTTGATAGGCTCATTCACCCTCGGCTCAATGCTGGACATGTCAGAGCTAGAGTTACAGCAGCAGGAGGACAAGTTCTATCACGAGATGGTATGCCTGTTCCAAGAGACCGAGGGAGAGTTCGGCTGGCCTAACTACCGCAGGCAGGAGGTGACATGTATCAATTAAGCAAGGGGGGCAACACGTTTGGAATCAAGTGGCGAACCCAAGACCAAGCCCAAGAAGCCAAGGCTAAGTATATCGAAGAGCATGTCCACGAATACGCTGGCTTAGTACAGCGTGAGTTTGTAGACAGCGGCATGACGATACTCGAACCTGAAGCAAGGGACATAGCTTACATAAGGCTAGAGCATGACGTTCAAATCATAGTGAGGGGATAGTATGAACTGGGAGGACTATAAGGTAGAACCGAAGACAGGCAAGAGGCCAGACCGAAACCTCAAGCCAGACAGTAAACGCTCGATGTGTGTCAGGTGCTGGGAGGTGTTCTCTACTGAGCGCAACTTCGACAAGCACCTCAAGGGTACGGCAGAGGATAGGTTCTGTGTAAAGCCTGCTGCTATCGGCCTGAAGCAGAGAGAGAATGGAGACTGGGTAAGCGCAGACTCTAAATCGTGGGAATAAAAAGCCCCCTCGGAAGGGGGCTGAATACATACACAAGGGGAGGAGGATGAGCAGTATTCAAGCACAGCATACTGTGTTATCCAATATAAATCAATGGCAGATATAGACCTACTTCTGGCTTCGTTGTCGGGTGTTAAGCAAACATCATCTAAGCAGGGGCATCGCCGATGGATGGCGCTGTGTCCTAGCCATGCCGACAAAGGCGCATCCCTATCTATTCGCGAGACTAATGACCGCATCCTCATACACTGTTTCGCTCAGTGTGGAGCAGCACAAATCCTAGACAGTCTCGGCTTAGATTTTGGGGTAATCCAACCTGTCACCGAAAACTATAAGCCTTTGTTTCGCAAGTCAAAAGATGATGAGTACGCTATCGCAGTATCCATGTTGGAACTGTTACCTCACACCATAGCTAACGGGGTGAGGCTCAGTGACAAAGACAAGAAGGAGATCATTAAAGCTCAAGCACTAATCGCGAGGAGGAATAAGGTATGGGAGGATGGATAAAGCTAGACCGCTCTATGCTAGATCACTGGGTATGGCAGGACGCAGACGCTCAACGCATCTGGCTGGACATGCTGATGAGAGCCAACTTTGAGGACAAGACAAGGCTCTTTAATGGGCAGTTGATACACCTCAAGAGAGGCCAGCTAGTGTTCGGTCGCAAGGTATATGCCGACCGCTTAGGCATCAACGAAAACAAAATCAGAAAGGTTCTAAAGCTGCTCAAAAGTGACCGCATGATAGACCAGCAAACAACCAATAAATATTCAATCATTACAATAACTTGCTACGATAAGTACCAAGAGAATACCAGCAAAGCACCGGCTACTCACCGGCAACCTACCGGCAAAGCACCACACCTTAAGAAGGTAAGAAAGGAAGAAGGTAAGAATGGTAGGTTTATACCGCCAACACCTGAGCAGGTTGAAGAGTATTGTAAGGCGCGAGGTAACAATATAAACGGTGAGAGGTTTGTGGACTGGTACGCTACTCGCGGATGGAAGGTGGGTAACGCCGACATGAAAGACTGGAAGGCAGCAGTCAGAACGTGGGAGAGAAACAACAACAACAAAACACAATCGGATGACAACTGGGAGGTGGTCTTATGATTAATATACCTGACGGGCTGGACTATGAATCCTATGTGGATTTGCTAGGCAACCTTGAGGCTCAAGACTTAAGGTCTAGCGCACACTGGCGGCAGGAACTCCTTGAGTATAACAACTCTGACGAACTGATACACGGTGATACATTACCCTTCCCGAAGGCACACAGTCTCTTCAGATATAGACCCAGCGAGATGACGTTGGTTACTGGATATAATGGATCGAAGAAGAGTATGGTGTTAGGCCAGCTAATGCTACACCTCGCGAAGACTAAGAAGGTTTGCATCTGTAGTCTTGAGATGCAGCCGACCGTCACGCTGCACCGGATGTTAATGCAGGCAGCAGGAGCATCGGATGGGAGGCCAGCGGACAGGTTTGTAGAGCAGTTCATGGACTGGGCAGACAACCGCATCTATATCTTTGACGCGCTGGATACCCTGCCCCCTGAGAGAATCATAGGCTTCATTCACTACGCCACAAAAGAGTTAGGCTGCGAGCATATAGTGCTGGACAGTCTCAGTAAGGTGGCGCTGAAGTATGACGACTACAACCAGCAGAACGAATTCATTAACAAGATGCAGTACATAGTGAAGCGCAACAAAGCACACCTGCATATTGTTACCCACGTTAAGAAGCCACAGAATGATGACGAGTCCATCGCTCCCTCGCGATACAGTATTAGAGGGGCAGGGTCTCTGTCAGACATGGCTGACAACGTAATGATTATCCAGCCCAACCGTAAGCGTGAGGCTCTTAAAGAGATAGCGAAGACGCGAGAGCTAGATGAAAAGCAGCAGGACTACCTGCAAAAAACGAAAGACCACGCGATCATCATAGCTAAGCAGCGGCATGGCGCATGGGAAGGTTCGCTTAACTTTTACTTTCATTCCAATAGTCTACAGCTAACAGAGAGGGAGGGTGTGCCGCACAAATTTTCTTTTGACACAGTTGTTGACACCGACAATTAACTTGCACTAAGATTGCATTACATCTTGAGGAGGATGAGCAATGAAAATACAAACTATAGAAACATTTCTATCTCGCGAAGACGTATTCACTTGGAATCACGAGGGTCAGTTAGACCTACCTGATTCGTTAGTAGACGAGTTCGTGTCAATCGTAATCAAAGAGTCAGGGTTCGACTTCCTGCTCCAAGCATTACACTCTCAGGCTTACTGTGAAACTTTCGCAGTTGATCTAGTCAAAGCATTACTCTCCGGCAACATCTCCGACATAGCCATGTTCCAAGAGCAGGCTATAGATACATTGCGTAGCTATGTGCGGTACGTCTTAGACCAACACGCTGAGATAGCTATAGCTGCGCTCAAGAAGTTTGAAAAGAACTACGCGGAGGACGCACAGATTATTAACCTATGGGAAATACAAGGGGCAACAGTATGAAGCAGTCAGAATCAATTAAGAACCTAGCCGCAGCAATGGCGGCAGCACAAGGCTCTATGGGCGCGGCGATTAAAGGCGCGTCCAATCCATTCTTTAAGTCAAAGTACGCAGACCTTGGCTCTGTAATACAGGCTATCAAACCTCACTTCGCGGAGCAGGGTCTTAGCTTTGTGCAGTTCCCTGTTAGTGGAGAGAACTCAGCAGGGGTTACTACCCGACTCATGCATTCATCAGGCGAGTGGCTAGAGCAGGAATACTTCATACCCTTGGGGAAGATGGATGCACATTCTGTCGGCTCATGCCTGAGCTACGCAAGGCGCTATAGTTTGCAATCCATAGCAGGAATTCCTGCCGAGGACGATGATAGCAATGCAGCATCACAAGCAGCGCCAAAGGTAATAACCAAGACGCAAGCCAAGGTTATTGCTGACCTCATAGAGAAAACAGAATCGAACGCTGACAAGTTTTGTCAGGCTTTTAAGTGTGAGTCTATCTCTAAGCTAGATGCCAGCCAGTTCAACCGAGCAAAAGATATTCTCGAAAAGAAACTGGCGGCAGCGTGATTAAGCGAGGCGTAGACAAGAACGGCATACAGTGTGGAGGATGCGAGAAAAGAATCTCAACACGCTACATGCTATGCGAAGATTGTAAAAATCATTATGACAAACTCAATAAATTGTGGAGGACGCATGGACGATCCTGTAATCGTGGACTTAAACAGGTACTTGCTAGAGCAGGAAGAAGCATTAGACGAAGAGGAGGAGCTACTGGCACAGCAGTATCGTGACCGTTACGTTGCTGCTCAAAACATCTTGAAGGCTGACATCTCTGAAGACATGAAGATCAGACGCTTGATCTCATGGGTAGAGGATGAAGTTGAGGAGGGTCAGGGTGCGTATTTCTAAGCACGAACAAGGCACACCTGAATGGCATGAGGCGCGGCTAGGAATTCCTAGCGCGTCCATGTTCTCAAAGATCGTAACTACTAAAGGCGTTTGGTCTACACAAGCTGACAGCTACATCAATCAGCTAGTAGCCGAACGTCTTACAGGGGTGAGGGAGGAGACGTTCCAATCTCACCATATGATAAGAGGTACTGAGCTAGAGCCAGAAGCCCGTGACCTCTACTGCCTAATGAATGACGTTGAAGTTCAAGAGGTAGGGTTCTGTCTGCATGACACCTTGGAAGCAGGGTGTTCGCCAGACGCATTGGTAGGAACAGACGGCGGTTTAGAAATAAAAGCCCCTGCTCCTGCTACGCATGTTGAGTATCTAAGAGGGGGTGTATTACCTTCGCGATACAAACAGCAAGTGATGGGTTGCCTATGGGTAACTCAGAGGGAATGGTGGGACTTCATGTCTTATCACCCCAGCATGAAGCCTTTGATTGTTAGAGTCGAACGCGATGAAGAATATATCAAAGAGCTAGAGGACTGTGTAATACGAGCAGTCAATACCATTCAAGAAAATGTAGATAAGTTTTTTAACTAGGAGCTAGTCATGGAATACGATAACACTAATCGCGGTGCGCTATTTAAGAACGAGCGTAAGGAAAAAGAAACTCACTCCGATTACAACGGAACGATTGATGTAAACGGGGAAGAGTTCTACCTCAACGCATGGGTTAAAGAATCTAAAGCAGGCAAGAAGTTCTTTAGCCTGTCAGTAAAACCCAAAGGCGAAGCTAAGCCTGCGATCCCAGCAACAGACATATCAACAGATGATATACCATTTTAATTTAACGGGGGCGCAAGCCCCCATCTTGGAGGATGATATGAAAAAGAAAGCATACAGCAGTAAGTCTAACTTCCCGCCCGTAGGTTACACAAAGTTCACAGCCAACCTTTCAGACGCTTCTTTTAAGCGATTAAAAATGTTGAGTCTATCTAAAGGAAAGAGTGCTGGCAAAATAGTTGAAGAGTTAATCGTTAGCGGAGGAAAAGATATTATGCCTGAACCAAAACCTCATAGCACAAAAGATGGGATTGTACTTACTATCTCTGATGACCTGCCTGTCCCTCCGATATTAGCAAAGCCTTTAGATATTGAGGACGGCATTGAAATTCCGGAAAAGGATAAGCCTATTACCTTTGCTCAGATCATCGCTAACACAGTAAAGAGCATGAAGGTGGGCAACTCTATTGTTGTTGAAAACGATAGCCAGAGAAACGCAGCACACAAGGCTGCTCGTAAGCTCGGCTTCAAGATGCTGGCTCGCAAGGTTAAAGAGACAGAAGATGACAAGCGCCTTCGTGTATGGAGAGTTGAGTAGGAGTAACCATGATTCATATTGGGTCAGCAATTAGGAGGGCGCATAAGAAGCAGGGGATTCTGTTTAAGTCTGTAGCTGAAGACATAAACTGTACCCCTGCTAACTACGCTCATACTTTAATGCAGCAGAACATTACTGTTCGCAGGTACAAAGCTATATGCGACAGCCTTAACCTAACAATGGACGAGGTTTATAAACTAGGAGGAGAAGATGAGTGACTTTGCCCAAGGAGAATTCTGGGTTGTCAACAGCGATCACTCCCTTGAGATGTTTATCAAGGGGGTGAAGGAGATGTACGAACAAGACAGGTACGTCACCTTCAAGTGGCGCAAGGGTAAGACTAGGACTAGCGCACAGAACAACGCGCTTCATGTTTATTGTCGGCTGCTATCAGAGAAACTTAATGAGTCATCTCTTGATATGAAGAAGACTCTCAAGCATGACGCAGAGATTCCGTGGACAACTGACTTAGTTAAACAGTATTTGTGGAAGCCAATTCAGAAAGCTGTGACTGGCGAGAAGTCTAGCGCCGATGTCTCAGCAGCAGACTATGATGAGATACACAAACATCTAAGCAAGCTGCTGTCAGAGAAGTTTAATGTCTATGTCCCGTTCCCTTCCAAATGACTACCTTTGATAAGTTTCAGGATGCTCTTGAGGAGGCAGAGTTCTTGGCTACTGAAGAGAAGAAGGTGTACGCCATTGACGTAGTAGGCGAGCAGTATCGGGTTCGTCTAGCGGGACGCAGAGGAACGCATAACAAGCTAGAGATGTCAGGCCGCAGGTCGGGGAGGAAGACATGGCGCAAGTAAAGAATAAAACCAAACGCTGCGAGCTGTGTGTGCAGTTTATGGAGCGAGAGTTAAAGAGCGAGAGTATCTGCGACAAGTGTTTGTCTCTTATAGAAAAATACGATTCATTGTGGAGGTTTAGTGGTGATAGAGATAGCGTGCATCGCAATGGCGATCTACTTCGAGGCTAGATCAGAACCCCTCGAAGGGCAGGTGGCAGTGGCTAATACGATTATGAATAGAGTAGAAAGCCCCTACTTCCCCGACACTCCTTGCGAGGTCGTCAAGCAGGGTAGGTACTGGGCAGGTCATCCGCTAAGGAATCAGTGTCACTTTAGTTACTGGTGTGACGGGAAGCCTGAGAATATTAGAGACGAACAGGCTTACATCAAGGCATTATCTATAGCTGTCAATGCTGAGAAATTGTTTGATGTTACTTACGGGTCAACGTACTATCACCGTGATGACGTAAATCCCTATTGGTCAGACGGCTTAAGGCTAGTCAGGCAGATAGGAAGACACTTGTACTATCAGGGGTAGAGCTGTATGGGCAAAAAGACGCAAGATGATTATGTAGTACCCCTCGATGTTAGAAGGGCATTGAAGACGTACCCTGTCACTTCTCCGAGGTTCAGTCAGTTACTGCTTAAGATGCGGCATGACAACATGAGCCGCGAGGACAGTCTCAGGGCAGAAAAAACTTTACTCAGCCTCAAGTATGGATACCCATTCAAATGAAGCGAGGCACAGTGAGGCGTGAGAAGCGCAAGTCAAAGCCTAAGACCAAGACCTCGGCTCAGCTCAAGCAGGAATGCTACAAAGCTGTACAAAAATTAGCCAGACTCGCGGCAAGTGATGACAATGGCTACTGCTCTTGTGTGTCTTGTGGTGTGACTAAGCACTACAAAGACATGCAGGGTGGACACTTCATCCCCAAAGGCAACTCATCCTACTGGTCTTTAGAGATAGAGAATGTTCATCCTCAGTGTCCTGCTTGTAATATGTGGGGCATGAAGCATGGCTCAGCAGCGCAGGAGTACACGCTGTTCATGGAGGATATGTACGGCAGGGACTTTGTTGAAGAGATGATCGCCATGAAAGCTACGCCGATCAAAAGATACAAGGCAGACTACGAAGAGATACTGGCTGAGTTTAACAAGCTCATTGAGTACCACGAGAAGAGGGTCTGCTAATGGATGACGAGCTAGTATTTGTCTTTCAGATGATGAGTCTTGACGAGCTAGACGACTGGGTTAATGAGTTCGTCACTGAGTCAGAAGGCAGGGACAGGGATGCTATCTGTACCATGACCTTCGCTATGGAGTCTATGTACTCCTTCATCGCAGACAGCGAAGAGAGAATGAACCAGTACAAGATATTTAAGTCACAGTTTAACCCCGAGCAGGAGTTGTTACATTGAAGTCAACCGACTACCAAGTGGCAGGCGACCACTACCAGAAGTTAAAGATACAGCCTGTGGAATACATCCTTGCTAATCAGCTAGGGTTCTGCGAGGGGGCTATCGTGAAGTACATCTCTCGATGGAGAGACAAAGGGGGAGTCGAGGACTTAAGAAAAATCAAACAGTTCTGCGAGTTCTTGATAGAAGAGGAGCTAAAGAATAAGCCCCTCCCCACTATGGAGGAGAGGCGTTTGCCGAGGAGTTAGTCCCCCCTTCTTAGGTCTTCTATTCTTCGCTCTTCTCTAGCTCCGAGCATCCAGCTTTGGAACAAGTTTCCGAACACAGGAATAGTTCTAAATAGCTTGGAGTCTTCTGCGGATAAGTCTCCCTCTGCTGCATTGCTTAAGTCCTTAATCGCAGCATCTAATAAAGAAACTGGGGGCAGAAATATCTCTCCTAGCGCTGGAGTTATTGTTCGCTGTTTAGCAGACTTCTCCATAATGTATTGAGATGTACCAAAAATCTTAAATATGTTTGCTATAAACTGGTCGTCTACATCTTCAAGTTTTATTTCATCGCCTCTGCTTATCCAATCTTTCAGCTCCTGAACAGAGCCGCCAGCCAAAGGAATGATAGTAGAGAAGGCAATTAAATTTTTTGTGCCTTGCTTCATGTTCCCTTTTGCAAACTCTTGCAGTATCTCCCTTCGCATTACATCAAGCTGCTTCACAGTAAAAGACTTTAGTGCGTAGAAGACTCGACCGTTAGGGTGCTGAAGATATTTCAAAGGCATTTGCGACAAGGATATAGGCTGAAAGTTTGCCAGCTCAGCAAACATTAGCATGTCTACATTCTCTGTTCTGTTGCCAGCTCTAAGATCATCTATCAGCGCAGGGAATTCATTGTCAAACGTGTCTCCGAATCTCTTGCGTAGATATTTAACTCCTGCTTCTGTCTGCGCCATCTTAGAAAACTTTCGGTAAGCGGCGTTCATTAAGGTTTCTTTACCAAACCTATCAACCGCTTTGAATCCGCTAGCCCTAAATGTTCGGTCTAGCATGCGAGCCATTCTTCCGACAGTTCCCATTTCAGCAGACACAATGTTTTCTAGGTTTACATTCTTTAGCTTAAAAGTTTTTGTTCCTAGTGCAGAGCGCAAAGTATTTTCTAAACCAAACGCAAACACTGACATGCCAAGGTCTGCAATCTGAGTAAGTGCAGACAAGGGGTTAGCGATAGTCATTTGATAGATTAAATTCTTTACTGCATTGGAGCTTCTTCCAGCTACCTTCTCTCCCATACCAAAGCGAGCATCAAGCAGCTCTCTTACCTTGTCTACATCTTCGGGCTTGAGCCTGCCAGAGGCAACCTCTTCAGCAACTATCTTGTCCGCAGAGTTATAGCTATCAATGTGGGCAAAGCCTTTTTTGACAGCGTTCTTCTTGCCAAAGAAATTCATTCTCTCAGCACTACTCACTGCGCTTTCAATGTACTCGCGAATAGCTGCGTCTGACTTCTTGTAGTAAGGCATCATCTCGTCATCTACTGCGATGATCTTACGAGCCTTGGTAGTCTTAGATGTGAGAGAGTTTCCCTTCGGTCTTTCTCTCATGTACCTGCCGATTACATCTTCCATCTCTTCTACAGGAAGCTCGTCTATCGTTGTCAGCTTTAGCTTTCTCGCTCTTGCCTCTAGTCTTCGGGTAACAGGCGCTTTGTCCTCTTTGCCCATGGCTGCTAGTAGCTGTTTGTAGTCAGCAACTTTTCGCGGAAAGAAGTTTTCAATCTTCTTGATCTTGATTCCAGCAGCTTCCATGTCTTTTTTAATTCGGCTTAAGGTGTCTACTGTCGCGTCAACAATCTCTGCTGCGTTGGCATCAAAGTCCAAAAGTATAGACTTAGCATCATCAAACTGCCCATTGACTAAATGCTTGTTAACTTGGGCTTCTGTTTTGGCTGGAAGCGTTTCGATCAGCTTTGTAAAAGGCTGCACTTCCTCTTGGTATCTAGCAATCTTGACGGCAACTTTTGCGTCATGCTTTGCTAACCTACCTCCAAGTCTAGGCGATAGTCGTGATAGATCAGTTCCAACAATGCCAGCGAAGTCGCGAACCCCATCAAGCATAAACCCAAGCACCCCGCCTATAGCTGGGTTCATAGCGTTTCTCTGCTCTAGTTCTACCGCTGCTGCTTCAGCTCTAGTTGCTGGAATCTTTACGTTAAGAGTTGACTTGCCAACACTCTCTTCTACCTCTTCCGCAGTTAAGCCTGTGGCTTGTTTGATTGCAGGGAGTAGGTCTTTGAAGGTTTTAGCTTCACCTGCTGTTTCTGCCACAGCATCATTAACCGCAACCTGTATCTCGCGAACATTATCATCCGCTTTAGTTATTGCGGCAGGGCTTTGCTTGCCGACAAGGATTCGCTGAGCGCCTTTACCAAGTGTAGAAAAGGCTTTAACTGTAAGCGGAGCAGCTACAGCTCCGACCCCTGTAGCCAGAGCAGCCTGCTTCGGGTCTACCTTTGCGGTAGAGGCTAACTGATCCAGTACGTTGTACTCTAAGCCAAACGCTCCACCCAGCAAAGCGAGTCCTTTTGTTCCTAGCTTTGCAAGACCGCCGCCAAGAAGAGTTGTCGGGCTGAACATAGAGCCAGCTAGAGTTCCACCTAAGCCAGCAGCTCCGGTGCTTTGCTGTGAAGCAACAGGAAACTGCTGCTCCAACTGCATCTCATCAATTCGCGAAAGGATTGCTGCCTTGTCTTCTTCGCTTGCGTTTACAAACTCTGAGCCATAAGCCTCTTCGGCTGGGATGTATTCAAAACTTCCACCCACGCCAAAACCAAAAGTTCCTAGCCCAGCTTTAACCTGAAGTGTACGAGCAAGTAGGCCGACATCAGACTTTGATTTAGTAAACTCATAGCCAAATCTTGTCGCCGCACTAACTTCCTGCTCAGGTGCAGCTTCTTGAGGGGCTTCTCCGAGGGCAATACTTCTACCCTCGGGTGACATTGCGTCTAAGTTCTTTTCAGACAGAGCTAAAAGGTCTTCGTTACTTAGCTTATCAAGATCAGACATACTAGCCTCTATCGTGGTGTTGGTAGGTTGTAGCGTTTCTTGTACTCAATAACCAAGTCAAGCAAAGCATTAGATGCCGAGTTAATATCCTTGCGAATAGCAGGAGGAACTTTCCCCAACTGCGCGTTCATCTCTCTAATATTTGCTTCGGCAGACTCAACCAATTGTAAGACATTCTCTCCGTCTTCTCGCGTGTTTGATTGCGCTTCAACTAAAGCGCCAACAATACCCGCTGTTGTGTCTAATACATTTTCAAAGCCAGCATCAACTGCTTCTTTCATTCTCTCGCTAGAGTTTAAGGTTCTAGTAATACCCTCAAAAGTTTTGACCATTGCAGAGGCTATGGCTGGAACACTCTTTAGCTTCTTCGCTAACTGAGGAAGAACAGGAAAGTCTAGCTTTTCCACAGCCTCAATGTAGTTATTAAAAGTAGCGGCATCTCTTTTTTCTGTAGGGCTTGCGTCTTGCGGAACTTCTGTAGTAGAGATTCTCCTAGCCGTTGTTACTATCCTGTCTAGTCCAGAGATTCCTTGTGTAACAGGCATAACTTTGTCTTTATCTACCATCATTGAGTCAACGACTTCCTTGAAAGGATAGTCGCTAAATGCGTTGCTACTAGCCTGATCAAAAGAAGTTCGATCTGCTTGTGGCTGCCCTTTAAACATATTGCCAAATCGCTCAAAGGCGTTAGACAGGTATGCTGAGTTAGACATAGGCATACTTGGGTCTGTAGCGTTTAAGTTTGCAGAAGACTCAGAAGAAGGTGATTGGTTTAATCTTCGCTGCAATGTTTCAAAAGCACTTGCCGCTCTTTCCTCAAGATCAATTTCAGAGCCAACGGTAGGCGTTTCTGTTTCAGTCCCAGCATTTGTTCTGCCAAGGTTAACCTCACCCATACCTCCTTCTTCGGGAGCATAGCCAAGCCTGCTATTAATCTGCCTAAATTGAGAGTCGTTTATCGGAACAAGGCTTCTGAACCCGCCTTTCGGTAATGTTTGTACAGCTATATCAATAGCTTCGTCATAAAGCATCTCATTATTGTGATAGGCACGAATAACCGCAGCTTCGTCTTTAATCATTTGTTCTGTATATTTATCTTCACCAAACCAGTCTGTGCCAAAGTACCCTGTGCCTTCTATTTTTTCTCTCAAAAGATTTTGAACAGCCTCATCTTCTTCCATGTACTCATTGACAATACCTTCTGTTGCGCCAGTAAATGGAGAGATAGCAGCAATCTTTAATTTAGAGGCTTTTGCGGATGTATATTTTTCATTCAACTGAGCCATTTCCAGAGGCGTAATTGCTCCTGTAATGTATGCTTCTATGTCAGCGTCAGGCATTCCTGCTGCTTTGTATCTAAGCGCGTTAGCTTGGCGCGCTGCTACTTGAGCCTCTCTATCTTTACCAGATTGCTCTGCCTCTGCAAGCTGTAGCTCTTGTATTCTAATTGTTCTGTCTCGGTCTTCATTTTTCTGACGCAACTCTACAGCAGCTTGCCTTAACGCACTTGCTCTAATAGGGTCAATAGACTCAACGGCGCGAGCCGCCTCAAGCAATCCTTGTGGAGTAGTTGTGTCTATATTTGCTAGTGACTCTTGCAGCTTCTCCCCTGTAGTCCGAGGGTCAATGCCGATCATAGGCTGCACTGCCCTGCGGAGATTCTCTTGACGCTGTACGCCAAGCTGACCTGCTACCTGAGCAAGAGGTGCTGCTGCTCGGGTAAGACCTGTAAGCCCTGAAGACAGAAGCTGACCCTGAGCCATACCTTGTTGCAGTAGTTTTTGCTCGCGCTGCTCAGGAGTATCAATGATGTCCGCGAACAGGCTTTGAATGTTTATAGCCATTAGCTAGAGCCTCCACCTGTGTTAACCCAATTGAAAAAGTCATTCCATGTAGTTACATCACCGGAAGGACTAGCGTTTTGTGCTGCTGTTCGATTAATTAAAGGAGTTGCCGCTGTCGCAGCGTCAGTAATAAAGGACAAAGGATTACTGTTTCCTGAAGAATTTTGCTGTCCTGCTTGCTCGCCCTTCAACAAATCAAACAGCCCTTGGAACTGCTGCTGACGGATAGCGTTAGCTAGTGCTTCGTAGCCAAGCTGAGCCTCTAGTCCTGATTCCGCGAGTTGCGAGCCAAGACCAAGAGCTGTGGCCTGCAATGCAGACTGTGTACGCTGTGCTTCTAACTGCGGCTGTAGTGAGGCAAGCAACTGATTCTGTGGCGCGTAACCTGTAGGTATAGACTGTAGACCTAGCTCGCCAAGGAGTCCTAGCCTAGCTCGTGTCTCACCTAAACCCGCGAGAGTCTGCTGTGATTGCAGCGCCTGTTCCTGACGAGCCTGCTCCATCGCACTAACACCAAGACCTGCCTGCTGTTCTGCAATAGCCTTTTCTAGTGCCAACTGCTCAGGCGTACCGCCAAACATAGCAGTCCTAACACCTAGCCTACCCTGACCTGCTAAACGCTCTTCTAGCCCCAGCCTTGCACGTTCCTGCTCGGGTGTTATGGTAGCTTGTAGGCGATTAAAGATGTCCTGCTCGCGAGCCGCTCTTTGAGAGGGGTCTTGCGTCAGCATACCTATAACATTAGCCTGCTCTTGCGCTCGGGCTTCAGGGCTACCCAATGTTTCAAAGGCTCGTGTGCCAAAGCCTAATAGGTTTTCCTGTAGCTTCTGCTCAGTAGGGCTTAGAGCTGTGCCTAAACCCTGCTCAGTAATAGTAGCCCTAGCGCCTGTAGGAGTAGTCACAGTGAAAGGCTTGAACTCAGCCTGACGACCTATCTCTCCTAGCAAGCCACCTTCAGGAACTTGATAGTTCTGACCATAGATAGCAGTCGTCGCGTCTTTGCCTAACGCACTGATATCCTTAGCAATTTGACCTTGAGCTAATGCGCCGCCAATGCCTGACAGAAGATTACCTGTCTGACTTCCGGGCAAATTTTGAAAGAAATTTGAGATGTCATCGAATCCCATTAGTAAGTACCTCCATCAATCGTGCCAACTGTGAAAGTACCACTCACTGTTAGGTCTGCCATTGTAGTTGAGCCTGTGAAAGTAGGACTCGCAGCGTCAGACTTCGTGGCTACGGCTACCTGAATCGCATCAAATTCAGCCCCAACCTCTGAGCCTTTGATTACTTTGGCAGGGTTACCGCTAACCAAAGCGTCCTTGGCTGCGAAGTTAGTTAGTTTAGTATAGTTCGACATTACACTATCCTTCCCATAAGGGCTTGAATATTGATTTCTTGTAAGGCGATGGACTTGCCATCAACCGTTGTTTCTACACCCACAGCCACGACTGTACCCTGACCGGAGGCATTGATCTTCTTGCGTTTAATCAAAGCGATAGAGGATGAATACTCAGCCTCAGTGTTGAACTCTGATATGTTGTATTGTCCCACATTTGACTGCGGTAAGGTGTAGGCTTGCTTCCTGTAGTTACCTGAATAGTCATACGCCCAGTTCAATACGACCGTAGCCTCAGCCCCGTCAAAGGTAGTGAGGTTAATCTTCTTGAGGAACTTGAGGTTTGAGGTGTTACCAAAACTCAAGGGGTGACTGAAGTAGCTCAAGAGGTATCCGGTATCGTTGTCTGAATACCCTGTGTACTCTGCTATCCCATCCTGAACGCCAATGTACAGCTCCTCAGAAGATGTCTCCGCGAAGCACAAGGGATTCATATGACTCCAAGTAGTCGCCCTGAAACTCCCGTCCTGTAGCGGGAAGCGTGTGTCAAAGGCATAAACTACCCCCAACTGCGGGAAGTTTAGTAACACAAACGCCTGTCGTGGCGAGTAGTGCATACTAATATTCCCTGTCTCTGCCGCGAAGAGAGACTTAATATCATTGTTGACGTTCTTGGATATATCACCAATAGGCGCTGACTTTTCTTGGATAGTCCTTGAGAGACTACGCACACCTGAGTCATCGAGGAAGATTAGGTCTTTACCTGTTGA